TATTTAGTAGTATCTTCTTTAGTTATTTTAGGTTCTATAAAAGTACTTGATGTTTTGTCCCAAACAAGAGTACCTTTAGCAGTTTGATAATAGCTACCATCGACAAGTTGGTCAGCAGACTGGGGCATAGAAAAAGGGGAAGTTGCTGTACCAGCTCCTGTAGTCTTAGTTGACTCAGCAGTAGCACCAGCACCACCAGCTTTAGATCTTTCTTTAGCAGCTTTTACAGCTTCTGGAATAGTAGAAAAACTTTCGTATTTTTTACCACTAGCTAAAGCTTTTTCAACAGCAGTTTCTTCGTCAACTTCTTTTCCTTCCCACAAAGATGGGATGTTAGTTGGTTTGCCACCATTTAGTTTAGGGTTAGTAACTGTAATACTTACTTCAGTGGAGTAGCTACCATCTGCATTTTTTCTAGCAGGATACCCGTCATGAGTTTTAGCACCACTAGGAACATCAGACTTAGCAGGAGCTGCTTCAGCTTTTTTCTTACCAGGATCTTCTAGTTGTAGAGTTCCTCTTTGTCTAGCAATTTTATCTAGTTGAGATTGCTTTAATGTTCCAGCTTCTTTAGGAAGTGTGTTGACAAGAGCTTCTTCTTCATCTAGTTGGGCAGCAATATGTTTATCACGCTTGCGTACAGCTTGCATGTATTTGTCGTAAGCATCTTTGCTGTAAAACTTTTCTTGTGAACCTTCAGGTGTGTAGCTAAACATAGCTGACTTGGTAGCAGCTGTTTGTGCTTTATCAACTTCTTCATCAAGACGTTCACGTTCTTTGATAGTAGCTGGGTCACGTTGTACTCGCTCAATAGCCGAGTTAACAGTACCCCACATCTTGACGTTTAAGTCTTGAGTTACACCACGCATTCTTTCAGTGTGGTTGTTACGTTCTATTTGAGCCTCAAGTTGAGCCCTAGCACGTATCTTAGCTATTTCAACATTAGATGCTATTTTTTGTTCTTGTAGTTTGTTGTTAGCAGATTCCATTAAGTTTTGGACAACAGCTTTCTTTTCTTTGGGAGTAAACTTATCCCAATTAGCTTGTCCAACTCTATCAATAACAGGTTTTAGACTTCCTTCTGGAAGGTTCTTAATAGACTCTTCAACTTTGTCGTCAGGTATGCTTTCAATAATAGAAGACACAGACATAATCTTTTGACGTTCATTGTCAAGTCTTTTAGATTCTGTTTGTTGTTGTCTTAGATCACTAGCATCAGCACCAGCAAGAGCTTTCTCACCAGCATCATATTTGCCAACTGTTATTAGAGCAGCACCTTGTAATCGAAGCTTAGCAGCATCATCTCCAGCAGTATCAGCTGCTTTCCATTTGTCAGTCTGTACTAACTTCTGTATAGCATCTTTAGCGTCTTGATCTGTTTTGATACCAGACTCAGCAACAATGTTAGCAAACTTAGTCTTCTGTATGTTTTGCTGTTCTTGTTCTAATTTAAGACGAGCGTCTTGCATAGCCATGTCTTGTGCTTGTTGCACATTAGGCATAGCTGCCATGTTTTGTTGTAGCCTTAGAGCAGCATCACTACCCGCAGCTACATCAGTCATTAATAATGGCATGATCTATCCTTTAGAACTCTTGCATACCAGGATCGTAGAAACTAGTGTTAAACGAACCTGCACTACCGCCTGATGAGGTTGTAGCACGATTGCCACCAAATTGATTAGCTAAAGAACCTATACCTTGACCAAGAGCTTGATAGCCACCTTGACTACCTTGTAGTCCTAAACCAACAGCAGTAGCAGGATTATTAGCAGCACCAGAGCCTTGAGCTAACCTATTCATATAGTCAGTCATAAAGCCGTAGTAACCTGCACCAGCAAGTTTTGTAAGGGCTATGTCTTCATTACCAGACCTCATCATTCCTGATGCAGCAGCACTACGTTTAGATGCTTCTAAAGCAGGATCCATAATGCCAGTCTTATAGGCTGTATACCCAGGCATTTGAGTAGCATCAACAGGAGCTTTACCAGTAAGGATGCCAGAATATATATCGGCTATACCACCTCGGTATTGGGCAAATGGATCAGCAGCTTGAGTGGTTGCTTGACCACCAGAGCTACCCGAACCACCACCACCTCCCATAAGGGAGTTGACACCAGAAGCAATACTAACAACAGAAGCTACACCGCCCATAGCTATTCCTTTATAACATCTTTGAATGAAGTTTCTCAAAGAAGGTGTAGCCTAGATATTCAAACAGCCTTGAATTGTCTTGGTGTACCTTCGTTCCCATAATTACTCTATGAACACCAACAGACTTTAAGTACTGTTCAGCGTACTTAAACATATTGATGCCTGTCCTACCCTTGCGTTCTTCCTTCTTAAGGTAGTAAAGATCTTCAAGAGCAACTAACATTGTTCGGTAATGGAGGTTGTAGTGCAACAAAAACAAGATGTAGCCTATCAACTCGCCATCTTTACGACAAGTAATAACTCTTAAAGATCCTTCTTCTGCCAACCTAATGTAGGTTTCCCAATTGGGGTCTAGCGGAAAGTTTCCTTTTGTAACGCTTAACTCTTCATAATGTTCGTTTAAATGTAATTTAATTTCTGGAAGACAATCCAAATACGGCTCAACATTACATACGATCATTCTATCTCCTATAGCGACCACCACCTACAGCTTGCTCTTGATCCATCTCACCTATCCTGAAGTCTACCTCAGCTCCGTCTAAACGCAAAGGACAGTTACTAGTAACAAGGAACTCCCATGCTCTACGTCTGTCAGCTCCGCTTAAATATATCTGTGCTCTACTAGAGTTAAGGTCAATGGCTCTAAAGTTAGACCAGTTGTTGTAGTCGTCCCCAGTGTGGCGTATTTGCATAATGCCAGACACTTTGTCACCAATGATTTCTAACCTGCCATAGAACTTACGTTTAGTAGTTCCGTTGTCAATAATGTCTGTGACTGTCCTACAGTAAATAGGTTGACCAGCATCTTGGTAAGTGTTGACATCAAAGTAATACAACGTAGCCGTATCATCGTCTAAAGAATATGGAACTCCATTAAGTTCTGTATAAAAAGTAGGACGAAAATAAGACTCTTGGTATGTACCAGGGTTAGGTTGGTCACTAGACTGTATAGAATATTGAGTCCATGTGTACCACATTTTTTCGTTAATGTCGTACACCAACGTTTGATTAGTGTTTAACAAACTAAGAATGTACAGGGTATGTCCACCAAAGGTATAGCAAAAAGCTCGCACTGAACTTAGTCCGTCAGCCTCTAAATGTTTGTCTATGTTATTAGTAGAAACCCTAACAGGGGATATTCCGTCCATTAGGTAGACAGAACGACCATAGGTTTTGCTACTCCCAACCCATAACACAGTGTTACTAGTAGCAACAATACTATCTGGAGCAGCACAGCCTATTTCAGAGGTATAGCTTGCAGCAAGAGCTAAAGGAGAACCTGTAGGATTAGCAGCATCGTAAAAGAATTGAGTACTAACTTTGCCAAAAGCAACAAGGTAGTTAAGGTGCCTACAAATACCCACAAGAGTATCTGTAGTCTGCTCAAAGCTAAGATAGTTAAGTGCGTCCCAATTAGTTGGATCACCTAGGTTACAGTTATAAATACGATTGCTAGTAGTTCCAACAAAAACATAGTTATCTAAATAAACACAACCAGCTACGTAAGGACCAGAAATTAAATTAGAAGCAGTTGAAAGTGTTGAGCCTTGTATTAAATAACCTGTAGTTTTGTTATGAAAAAACAAATAACTATCTAAAAAAGATTTAACAAAATAACTTTGACTAGTTGTAGATGTTGTAGAACCTAAATTTGTTACAGCAAAACTAGAGCTAGGATCAATCTTATAAACAACGTTATTAATAACAGCAACAAGATAGTTGTTAAAACTAGTTAGTCCTTGACTAGGTGTGTAATTAGGAGGTGTTATAGACACTACTTGTTTAGCAACAACTAACCCAGGTCTTTTAACAAACTCACGTTTCTGATCTCTAGTCTCAAACACACAATTAGATGAGTAAGAGTCTTTAGCAAAAGTCCCATCACGGGACTCTATAGGCTGAGTAAGAGGGATACGTTCTGTAGCCATATTTAGCGACTGTAAGAATTGCTAGATGTAGATCTAAAGTCTGGAGCAAAGAATGTGCTTCCTGCTTCAATGTCCCAATCAACCATTTGGGTTTTATAAGCCATAGCACGTTGTCCAATTTCTTGCCTAGCGTTCATAGGAACACCATACTCCATAGACAACTGGTCTGCTAAGTTCCATACCAAACAGTTCATCCATTCATTAGGAAAGTCTGGTACTTCAGTAGCAAGGTTAATGTCATTGATAGGCATCTGAGCTACCAAGTGCAGTTGTATGTTGTTTTGAGCATTAAGGTCAGGAGTTAGATACACGTACAACAAACCATTTAATTTACGAGCATCGTAAAAGATTGTGTTAGCTGTACCAGTAGAAAACTTAGAACCTAAGACGTTGTACTCTTGTTTTGATACTAGTAACACTGGTGTGTCTATGTATGGGGTAGACAGTATGTTGCGGTAGAACCCTTGGATAACCTTGAGAGGCTTGTCTGTAATAGGTGTTGTAGGTGCTAGAGCATCGTACATTGTGTCTGAACTAGAACCACCTAGTGTGTAGCTAGTTTTACCATTTGTAAGAGGAACAATAAGCTCAGATACTTTCCATAACTTTAAACCATCTGTATTAAATTGTTTAATAAGAAGATTTAAAGTCATAGCAGCATTAGCTGTAGAGTTTGCATCAGGTGTGTCTCCAATTTCAAGCACACCTAGCTTACGTAAAGCTAGACCTATAATTTGATCTCGTGTGATTGAATAGTTAGAAGACATCTTTAATTTCTTTCAGTAGACACAGTTTCTTTTTCTGATTGCACATTCATCCATTTACCCGTGTAACCCATTGGGACATTAATATATCTAACTTGCATAACCATTGTTCCATCTTCTTTTTGAAGCATACGAAACTCAGGTGATGAGTTTGGATAAATGCGGTAGTCCATTAACTACTCCATTGTTCTTGCGGCTTAGTAGGAAATGTTATGTATCCAGCAACAGGATTAACTGCTATGTCTCTTAGTTGGCTTCTATACTCTAAAAACGCAGCTTGGTTTACCAAGTGTGGATTAGATACTTGCGAGTTTGCAACATCAGCAATAGAAGCCCAGTCTGTTTCACTAAGCAAATTAACAGCAGTTCCCCTGTTCTGTTCAGCAGTTGGAGTTGGCACAACATAGGGTGCAACTGCTCCAAACTCCTCAGATTTTGCTCTGTTATATAAGTCACGACCATGTTCTTCTTGGTCATAACTTGTAGCAGCAAACGGCATTTCTTCGTTAAATTCTTCCCATTTAACAGTTAGATGAATTGATTGACCAGTTTGGTCATTCCAAATTGGGTCTTTTGCATACTGTAGTACAAACATTTATTTTTCCTTTTTAAGAAACTCTTATTGCAACACCGCCCATTGGATAATAACCGCTTGGTGTACTTGCCGCTAACCATTTCCATGTCCCACTTAAATCACTACCCGTAGTCATACTGTTATTATTACCTCCAGTATTGTCGTTATAACGAGCAAAAGTTTGAACTTGACTAGAACCAGTTCCAACCGCATAGTTTGTATTCCATGACAATGCAGTTGTTGTTGTTAAATTTCCTACAAATGCGTAACTACCAACTGCACCAGCCGATGGAACAGATGAACTTGCATTTATTGTTACAGCACCAGTAGCACCAGAAATAGTTATGTTAGTTCCAGCAACAATAGAAGACACATTTGATGAGGATGTCCAAGAAGTCCCATTAGAAGTAAGAACGTTACCACTTGCTCCTGGAGAAGTTAAACCAGTGCCACCATTGCCATAAGCAAGAGTGCCTGTAGCTTGATTAACAGGAACTGATGTAGCATTAGTTAAAACAATAGAAGCTGGAGTGCCGTAGGCATTGGCTGCTGTAAACGTATTGGCTTCATCTAACTTTGGAATGTCGTTAAGAGATGCAGCAACTAAACGAAGTTCAACTTTATCACCAGAGTTCCAAGCAACACCACTAGTTCCATCTTGACCACGAGTAACAGTAAACGTGTCAGTAGTTCTAGCAGTGACTTTAACAATTTCAACAGTACCGCTTGTGTTAGCAAGAGTACAGTAGAAATAATCACTACCACCTAGTGTTGGAAACAATGCTCCGTTACCAGTAGCTACTGTAAGACTTGTTGCTGAGCTAGTAATGCCAGACGCTAGAGTAGACGTTGCATTATTAGTAAACTTCATTACCATAAAAATCTCCTATGAACCAACCGTTAGAGTCCAGTTAATTGTCAGTATGTCTACTGAGTCTTTATTAACTGGTCCAAACAATACACGAGAAAACATAGTGCCTCCAGATGTAGTGTTGTTAAAAATACCTGCTTCAGTGATGAGTCCTACTCCCACTCCAGCTCCAAGAATTACTGACAAGTTTACTACGTTAGTAGACACACTTGAAGTAGTAAATGCAGCACGATACAGTTCTGTCTGAAGTGTTGTATCTGTAACAGTTGGTGCTGTAGAACCAGTACCAATAGCTATAGCAGAGAAAGGTGTAAACCCAGAGCCAGTGAGAATGGCACTAGCTAAAAGACTAGACCCAGCTCTAACAACTAAGTTCTTCTTTTTAACAACAACAACGCCATTAAGAAGTACCTCTACTTCTCCAGCTATGTTTACAGATTCGTTCATTTATTTAATCCTAAAACATTAAGAGCAGAACCATTTAAAGAATCTTTTGTTTGCAACCTTGGTACAACTGTATCTGTTAGGACTACAGTATCTGCAAGTGCCTCTGTGTCCCAAATAAAGAAATCAGACTGCTCTGCTCTAGTCCATTTGGGAGCTTGAATGTCAGCTACACCGTGAACATAGTCTTGTGGTTGTCTGGGTTCCCAGTCACCACTACAGACCATGAGTCCATCCCAACGAAGCTGCAACTCATTATCTTTAAACATGCGACCACATTGGTCACATATTACGTTCCAGCTACCATTGTCCCATCTAGGTTTGTAAGACATTGTTACTGTACTTCGATAGGACTATACACTGGTAAGTCACCAATAGCAACTATAGTATTACCAGCACTTGTTGTAACAGTCGCTACAAGTCTATAAGTTACTCCAGCTACACCAGCTTGGACTTGTATATAGATCTTAGAACCAATAATAGTAAACCCACTAGCTAGTATGTTAGAAGGATTAGAGTCTGTGCCATCTAAAACCAGTACAGAACAAGTAGCTGTAGACAATGTTTCCCCTGTAACTAGCACTTGGCTAAAGTCAAACGATAGGGGTTTGGTTTCAGTTGTGAATTTGTAAGAGAAGTTCTCAGCCATAAAAGTTATCCTTGAGTGTCTTTCTTGTTAACTAGTATGCTAGTAAACCCAGCAAACACTTTGATTACAACTTTCCTAGCGGGAACAATTAGCGTGTCTGCAATGTTCGGTAGGACTTTGTAGAAGTGAAATACGACTGTAGTATAAACAGTTGTTATTAGTAACACAAGTCTGGTTACTGGTCTAGACAAAGTAACAGTTGATGCTTGTGTTGCTAATAGAGATACAAGTCTGTTTATAGCTCTAGTCATAGTTGCTGTAGAAGTTACAGCATTAGCAACAAGTGTTCTACCATATACCAAAGCTCTAACCATAGTACTTGTAGTACTTTGGACTACAGTCAATACTTTAAAGAATATGTTGTTGTACACAACAGTGCTTGTAGAAAGCACACCAGGGTAAGTTTCTAAAGTAGGTTGTCCTGAGTTAACAGCTACTTTGTTTAACGCGCTCTCATTTAAAGAACTTACGTTTACATACCTACTTCCATAAGGAATCAAAGTCTTTTGAATCTGTTTAAGTACTGTAACTACAACACTAGATGCAACAGTAAAGGTTCTAGAGTTTGCTTTAATTGCTGTAGCTGTAGAAGTAACAGATCTAGAAATAATTTTGTTAGTAGCTCTTACAACAGCAGCTGTAGATGTAGAGCTTATAGTAAGTATGTGAGCAACAGCTTTAATTAGCGTAACAGTGCTGTTACTAGTAACAGACAGTGTTGTTACAAATGCTTTGCCAAGTGTGTTGGTAGTTGTAGAAGAAACTGTAAGTGCAGATTTGACTACAGCTTTAAGTACAGACGCAGTACTAGACGACACGTAAGTTATAAACTTACTTGCCGCAGCTAATTTAACAACTGTGCTAGTACTAGTGACAGACTTAATAGCACCAATAGCTCTAAGTATAGTAAATGTACTAGTACTAGAAACTGTTAATGCTTGTGAGTATTGATTATTACCAACCCCATTAAGTACTGCCGCATTAATTGCATAGGAGTTAAGAGACATACAAGATTGTCTCCTACCCTAGATTAACTAAATTGAGTCTTGAAGGTGAACTGGATTGAATCACCAGAACTCAAGTTAATTGTTGAAAAGTCACCTTTGACAAACAAGTTGCCAGAAGTAGACGCATCAAACAAACCAGCATTAGTGATAGCAAGAGTACCACCAGCAGTCTGTGTACCAACTACTTGGTAAGTGTCATTGGTTACAGATGTAGTTTGTTGTGTACTAGTGCCAGCTTGTCGAGTACCAGTCTCTGTAAACAAAGTAGTATCCGCAGCAGCAGTAGTACCAGCACCAGTTCCATAAGCAACATACGAAGGCTCAGTACCTGAACCTTTGATCCTGTTAGTTATGATTGCTTTACCAGCATTAACTAAGAGAGTAGCCATTTTTTAATACTCCAAAAAATACGTTTGAGGGGGTTCTTGTGCCAATAGCTAACAACACCAAGGTGCTCAACAGTACCATCAGCACGAGTGATGACAGCACTGATCTGAGCTTCCTTAGCGTTACTAGGAACAATCATTTGAGACATGTTATTTGTCCGATTTGCTATCTAACTTATCAAAAATCTTTCCAATCATATCTTTAAGTTCTCGAATGTCATCCTTGTAGTCGTCTTTAGCAACGTACTCTTTGGGTAGATCTTCTCTGAGTTTAGCTAGATCAGATTTAAGTTCTTTAACAGCAGACCACAGTTCACGGGCAAACCAGCCCATGACTGAGGATACAAGTACTAAGCCAGCATTTAAAAGGCTTTGGTAATCCATTACAGATTAGTACCTTGTTTAACGCACTCAAGAACAATAGAGAACACCTGAGTACCAGATGTCCAACCTGTAGTCTTAATCAAGATGTCGCCAGTCTTACCAGCTCCAGCATTGTTAATTAAACCACCAAAGTTCCAAAATGACATACGACCACGACCAGCTAGGGGCATGATGATTACATCGGTTGTAGCGTCCCACCACAACTGTACTTCTATCTGATCACTAATAGAATAGTCTATGTGATCAATACGAAGTTGAGTAGGTGTTGCTCCAATACCGCCTTGATTACTAGAAGCAGCACTAATAAAAGTGTTAAGACTGTAATCAGAAGTATCTAGTACTCCCGCAGCCTTAACAATAATATTGCGTTGTCCCTCTTCAAGGGTTTGAAATGTTACGGAGTTAGTCATGTGACTCTCCTAATTAACGTAAAACTTCTTGGGCAGCCAAAACAAAGTCAGCAGTCAAAGTGTCAGTTGCTGTTGGAGTGATTTGGAACACTGGTCCTAACACTGCATTAGTTAAAGTAGTACCAGTTGAACCAATAGTAGGTGCTGTAACGCGAGCTACAGGACCCATTGCAGTAGTAGAACTTCCACTGTAAACAATCATGTCTGTACCGTCATAGTAGAAACCAACTTCAACAAAAGTATCAGCTACAGCAGTAGCAACACCAGTTACCAATGTAGTAGCAGTACTATTAACAGTAGACACTAAGTTAATAGATGTAGATGCAGCAGCTTTAGCAAACCACAAACCATCAGTAACAGCAGAGCCATTACGTAAGCCAACATAAAAAGCTACGTTACCAGCAACGGCAGATGCCTTAAAACGGCAAGTAAACCAAGAACGATTACCAGCTACAAACTGATAAAACTGTCCGTTTTTATAAGCAGCACTAGCAGTAGTAGTTCCACCTGGGGTAAGAATGGCTAAACCACCAACACCTGAAGTAAGAGCAAATGTAGAGCTTGTTCCAGTTACTGTGTAGTCTGTACCAACTAATGTATTGAAATCATTTGTGTAAGTAGAACTACCAATAGATTGTGTGCTACCAGTGTGAAATGGATCTGGAAAGGGGAATGAGTACAAAGGCTCATTGGGATATGCGGTAGATAAACCGCTATAGAGTCGGGTTGGGTTTGACATAAAAATTCCTTTGACGTTGTTTAAAACAACGCCCAATTAAGGGCGTCATCGGAGATTGCATTCTATATTACATTTTCTTTTTAGGCATCATCTTTTTAGCAGCCATCATTTTCTTGGCGGCAGCCATCTTAGGTGATTTGTGTGGAGCTTTTTCCTCACCTTTAGCTGTAGTCTTTGGATCAGGTTTTTGACCCATTGATTTACGT